AATTACATTATATGAAAAATGCTTCATATCACTTTGTACTTTTGGGTCATTGAATTTTTGTCCTATAAGTCTTTTTGCATCAAATACAGTATTTTTTGGATTATTTGCAACAACGGATTTCGCGGCTTCTCCTATTAATCGCTCATCATTAGTAAACGATACATAAGAAGGCATTGTACGGTTTCCTTGATCATTTGCAATAATTTCTACATGATCATTTTGCCATACACCAACACAAGAATAAGTAGTACCTAAATCAATACCAATTGCGCGCCCTTTGTAAGAACTGTCTGAAGACATATATACATCGATATGTACAAAACCTTTATATATTTTTAATAAATATATATAGAAGTATATCTATTAATATATACAATATGGCATCAAATAATACAGATGAAAAAAAAATCGTTTCCACTTTTTTGATGGGGGGTCTTGGAAATCAATTATTTCAAATTTTTACAACATTAGCATATGGATTAAAAAACGGTTCTCAAGTTATATTTCCATATTCGACTGAATTAAACGTAGGTGTTACTAGAACAACTTATTGGGATAGCTTTTTAATTCATTTGAAAAAATACACTACTTATATGGATCAAATATATACTAATAATGTGTTAATGTCATTACCGATTTACAAAGAACAAGATTTTCGATATACTGAAATACCACGACAAAATCATGATGTTTTGTTATATGGTTATTTTCAAAGTTATAAATATTTTGAATCATGCAAAAACGAGTTGTTTTCTATGATACATTTGGAAAAACAACAAGAGAGTATGGAATATTTATATTCTCAATATTTTGATAACCAAGTTATTAGTATGCATTTTCGGTTGGGTGATTATAAAAATGTTCAAGATTTTCATCCTATTATGCCATATGAATATTATAAAAATGCATTGAATTATATATTATCTTGTCGTAAGAATCCAATGTTTCGCGTTCTCTTTTTTTGTGAAAAAGATGATATTATCGATGTGTCTAATATTATTGCATTATTAATAAAAGAATTTCCAAATGTAGAATTTATTAAGGTGGATGATACTATTGATGATTGGCAGCAAATGTTAATAATGAGTTGCTGTAATGATAATATAATAGCAAATAGCTCATTTAGTTGGTGGGGTAGTTTTTTTAATAAAAATGAAAATAAAATAGTGTGTTATCCATGTCAATGGTTTGGACCAAGTTTAAATCATGATACTATAGATCTATATCCAAGTACTTGGAAAAAAATTTATTTTTGAAAAAATTGAATTTAGAAATTAGATTATAAATACATTAATATAGATCAAAATGATGTCCTACGAAGAAAACATGAATGCTATTTTAAACTTACCAATTGTAAAGGAATTGATGAAAAAAAATAAAAAATTACAAAAAAAAAATAAAGCATTACGTAATTTGATTTATTCTTTACCTGAATTTAGATGTAGTTGTTATAAAAATTGTTGTTGTCAAAACAAAGTGCAACCTTTATTTGAACAAACTGTCGAGTTTGTAGATAAAGTATGTATAAAAAAGGAACCTGGTGCAGATGAAATTAGAGAACTGAATGCTTTGGTACACGATGAAGTTGTTATTTTAGACAAAAATCCAAATGACAAACCAAATATAGTTTATGAAATTGAAGAAGTCGTCGAAGAAGAGGAGGAAGAAGTCGTCGAAGAAGAAGATGAAGAAGAGGAGGAAGAAGTCGTCGAAGAAGAGGAGGAAGAAGTTGTCGAAGAAGAAGAGGAAGAAGTTGTCGAAGAAGAGGAAGAAGAGGAAGAAGTTCTCGAAGAAGAAGTTGTCGTAGAAGAGGAGGAAGAAGAAGAAGTCGTTGAAGAAGAAGAAGTCGTTGAAGAAGAAGAAGAAGTCGTTGAAGAAGACGCTGGAGAAGTTTATGAAATTACTATTTCTGGTAAATCATATTATGTTACTGACGAAAAAAATGGAAAAATATATGCAATAGATAAAGATGAAGAAGTTGGCGATGAAATCGGTGAATTCAAAAATGGTAAACCATGTTTTTACAAATAATTCATTTTGTATAATAAAAAAATAATATATTTTTTTTATTATAATCAATATTTTTTTCGCGTTTGCCATTTTATTTTTTTATAACATCTTTTTTTGGTTCCACCCCTAGAAATAATTCTATTTTTTTTATTTTCTATTTCGTATAATTTTTTTACTATTTCTATATACAATTTGTTCAATAATATATTTTTTTCTAATTTGAATATTTCCATTTCATTATAACCAGTATCTTTTTTAATATTTGCTATTTTATCATTATTATATTTATTTTCACCTTCATATTTGTATTGAAGGTTTACCATGGTTTCCAATAATTTTTTATTTTGATTAATTTCATCTTTATATGATTCGGTTATTACATTATAAAGATCATTATTATTTTTTAAGTATTCTAAAATATTTGTTTGATCAATAGATATTTGATATTTTGCTAATTGTTCTATTATACCATCCTTTTTTGTTATTTCGTCGGTTGAATATACTTCATCTTTAAATTTTGCAACATTAATATTATTACCTGATTTATTATTATTTTGCGGTGCATTTTTATACAAATTATTATTGTTTTGCGCTGTATTTTTATTTGTTTCTCTATTTGTTTCTTTACTTATTTCACCGGCTTTCAATTCATTGTCTTTAATTGAAAATGAAACTCTATTTCTAGTTATATCCCATCTATAAATATCTTGTTTATCTGTCTTACCATATAACTGTACTTGAAATAATAACTCAAACATATTTCCCAAATAATCACCTACGTATGGACAAAATATTTTATTTGCGTTTTCATCATCCACTTTACCTTTAATAAAATCCGCCATAATATGAGTTTCATAAAAAAATTTATTTGAAACGCTAGAATTACTATCAGGATAATTAATAATTATACTAGTATTCATAATTTCTTCCAACGTTTTAGCATCGTTCGAGTCTATTTTTTCTGGGATTCCAGCTATATATAGATTATATATTTTCTCAAATATATTAAAAAATTGCGTCATTCCATCTGCATCAGAATTAGATAAAAATTCTTTTAATTTATCATTATTAGATATAAATTTTGGATAACTATATTTATCATCTGTATATTTGCTTTTCATACTTAGAAAATTTCTATATTCAGGGTATTTGCTACTTGAGTAATTTTCACCTGTTTCTTTAATTAGATTTTTTAAACCTTCGTTATTTTTTATTTCTTTATTTATTGATTCTATGTTTTTTTTTATTTTATCTATATCAGCATTTACCTTGATTTTTAAATTAGTATTAGTACTACCTTTATCACCTTTATAAAATTCTTTTATTTCTTCAATATTTATAGATAATTCTTCACCTTTTTCTATATTATCCTTGAGATTTATTAATAAATCTTTTTGTGAATTGATCTTTTTTGTTAAATCTTTATTTTCTGGCCGTTTTGAATTTATTTCAATATCATTCAATACGATACCAATTGTTTTTTTTGTTTCTTCTTTAAGATAATTCTCTTTTTTCGTAATTTTATTAAATTCTCTCTTATACCAATTCCAAAAAATAATAAAATTATCAATAATTTTTCTATATTCAGGATTATTCAATAAATCATTCAACCATACTAATCGTATAAATGTATATATTTCTCCATCAGGTAACTTCAAATATGAATAATTTCTTTTTGTAACCACATTAAATAACAACGGATTCAATGAATTATTACCATAAATATGATCATACGATGTATGAAAGTTATTAATAACTGTAAATTTTGTTGGAAATAATAATTCTAACATAGTCATAATGTTATATTCTGCTATTTTAGTAATATCTTCATCTATATTGAAGTCAGAATTATTAGTATATGACCTTAAAATAGAATTGAATTTTTTATCATCAAAAAAAAAGTTTACTATATCTTGATATGTTTTCAAATTATATAACAAATTATCTTTTGGATATTTAACACTCAATGTAAAATAAGGTAATTTATTAAGATCTGTTGTATTTAAATATACTTTTTTACCATCTTCTGTTGTTTCACTATATAGTTTACTCAAATTAAATTCTATTTTTTCATTGTTAAAATTTGAATAAAAATAAATTTTTATTTCTTTTGTTATGATACTCATTGATTACTATATTATATAGATAATTTATTCTATATAATAAATACTTTTTTGATACTAAATAGAAACCCCTATTATTTCTTTTTTAATCAATCCCTTCTCTTTCGCTTTTTTTAATATGGATTGGCATTTTTTAATAGCTTCTTCTGTTATTTCATCTTCTGATATATCATTCGGATTGTTCTCGTTTTCTAATAATGATATATGATAGTCTTTGAATTCCTCTGGTAAGACAAAAAACATACTGTCTTCGTGTAATAAATATTCTGTAAAGACTACAAAAACCAACGTAATAAATAAAGCGATGTAAATATCTCGAGTTCCCATCCATGCAATCGCAAAAACTAGTATTTGTTTGCTAAAGGTATATTTTAAATATGCTTCTAATGTTTTACCTAGTTTGATATTAACAAATTTCGAAACAATGTTCAGAGTAATTATCATCAACCCTGCAAATATTTTACTATTGTTTATTGATTGTATATTATCATGTAGTTGATTAAAAAATTTTGTAAAAGAATTATTTTTATCTGATTTTGTCATTTATATATTGATGATATATTATTTATTGACTAGTGGAAATAGGCGTCATTTTTTCTTCGGTTTTTATTTTACCTTCTATTATAGAATATTTACATGTGTTATTACAAGCATTACATGGTGTGTTGTAAAATGCTAACTCCGAAAATACATGTTCTGCCATATCATTTTTCACATTCATGTCTTTGTATTTCAATTCACCACCAACACAGTTTTCTTTCTTGAATTGATCTATTAGATCTGGTTTATAATTAGTCATACCTTCGCATTTATTACACTTACTTTTACATTGTTTTTTACCTTGTCGTGGTTTTTTGATATCATTATTTACTGCCATCGGAACTAAATACATACCATCATCCGGTATTCCAGTTGTATCATAATCTATTTCTAATCCCGATATACTTGGTATTACATCATTTACTTCTAATACATCACTAATGTTTAGCATATTTTCTACATAATCTGATTGATAATATAAAATAACTAATCCGCATACACATAACCCTACCATAATATCAAAGTTAGAATAAAATATGATTATAATGACTGCTAATAATTTTCCTAAAATTGTAAAACTGAAATTTACAAAGTCTTTTGAGAACTTTAATAATGTGAATATTATTATAATTGGAATAAACTGAATAATAATTTCTGTATTTTTCATTTATATATTAATGATATTTTTATAATTGTTGTTTGATTTGCTAGAAATAATATCTACTGTTTTTTTAAGTAAACTAAATATTATT